GCCTACGACAAAGGATGGGAATTTGACCCCGATTCCATCTGTGAAGTGGAAGCACATACAGAAACAATCGTTCAGACGGTTTATAAAGAGAAAAAAGATTAAGCGTGGCAGGCAAATCACGTATCATGAACAGGGGCTTGATTATATGTCAAGTAGGTTTCCCGGCGAAAGATAGCCTGCCCTACGTATTGACTAATTTTACTCAATGAATGAGCAAAGGAGGAAAACAATGAGCGAAGGGGAAGATCAAAGCGACAATGATACAGATGCAGACGAATTGGAACACTACGACGACGAAGAATAAAAGGAGGAAGGAATGGCAAGCGAAGCAATAGCAGTGAAACCAGAAGAAAGTTTAACACTACAAAAAGTAGGTAAGGGACTGTTTCAATCTGGACTATTCCCTAATGCCAAAAATGAGTTCGGGGCTTTCGCAATCGTTCAGTACGGGGCAGAATTGGGAGTAGGCCCGATGATGGCACTCAAGAATATTAACATAATATCCGGTCAGGTTGCCTGTAATGCACAGCTAATGCTTTCTTTGGCACTTCGCAATGGCGTTACCTATGAAGTCAAGGAAGAAAGCGACACAGGGGCAAAGATCGTGTTTAAGCGGGGAGATATGCCAGCTTACACGGCAGAGTTTACAAAGAAGGATGCAGAGGCGGCAGGGCTCACAGGAAAAGACAACTGGAAGAAATACCCGAAGGATATGTATTTTTGGCGTTGCGTTGCCAAAGGTGTACGCCGTGTGGCTCCCGATGCTGTAATGGGACTGTATACGCCTGATGAAATCACGGAAGGGAAATACATTGACGTTAAAGATGTCCCCGTTGAAGTAGTAGACGAAACGGAAAAACCACCAGAGAAAGAGCAAGTGCCAATGGCAACGGAGGCACAGGTTAAGGCGATACACGCTATTATCACGGCTAAATCACCAGACAGCGATCACCTTCTATGGGTTAACGATGCTCTCGGTCTTATCGGTAAAGAAGAAGAACTTGAACACGTTTCGATAGAAACCATAACAAGGGAAATGGCAAAGAGCATTTTTGATAAGTTTGAGGTTTTAAAATGGTCTAAACCGAGGGGGAAATAATGCCTACGCCATCTAAAGGCTATAAAGACAAAGAAGGTCAGAAAGTCCCTGGAACAACAACCGTAATAGGACGCTTTAAAGAAAGCGGTGCGCTGATAGCCTGGGCTTACAATAGGGGCAAGGAAGGCCTTGAACTGTATGAAAGCAGAGATAAGGCCGCAGAACTTGGAACTATCGTACACAGCATGGTTGAGGAGTTTATCAAAAAGAATGACCCGTATGATTTGATACAAGGCATTAAACTAACGCAAGCAGACTTAGATAGTATCACTTCCGCTTTTGATGCCTTTCAAGAGTGGTTTGAATCCAACAAGTTTGAAATAATCTCTCAAGAAGAACAACTCGTAAGTGAAGTTTACAAGTTCGGTGGTACTCCTGATGCAGTGGCTAATGACAGCAAGGGTAGATTGGTACTGTTGGATTGGAAAACATCAAATGGTGTGTATCAAGATTTTTTGTACCAGCTTGGATTTTACAGAATTTTGTGGAACGAAAACTACCCCGATAATCCCTTGACCGGCGGATCGCATTTATGCCGTTTCTCAAAAGAGAATGGTGACTTCGCCCACTACTATTTCCCCAATTTAGACGAGGCAGAGAGGGCGGCGGTTTTAATGGTAGAGTTGTATAATATCGACAAACAATTAAAAAAACGGTGTTAATTAATGTTAGCCTTGACTATAAAACAACAGAATGATATAATAAGGATAACGACTAATAAAAGGAGTTATTCTATGAAAAAAGTGAACGTTCCAGAAGCAGTAAAACTTTATAAGTCTGGGCTATCGTTGGGCGAAGTGGGAAGGATTTTGGGACACCATCATTCAGTAATAAAATACCACATTATACGAAACGGGATTGAGATTAGGGAACAAAAAGAAGCACAGAGAAAACCCATTGATTCTTCTGGAATAGCCAATATGTATCTCGATGGAATGTCTGCTAATGAAATAGCCAAGACCTTCGGCGTTACGTATCAATGTATTTATGACCGACTGGCAGAGGAAGGGATAAAGACAAGAAATAGGCGTGAGCAAATAAAGTCCATGATACAACGGGGAACATACAACGTAAGGAAGGGGGAAACACATAAAAACTGGAAGGGAGGGAAAACTCAAAGTGGTGGATACACCTTATTGATGGTTGACCGTCATAAATACAAACCAGAGCATAGAATTGTATGGGAACAACACAATGGGCCACTTCCAAAAAATTGGGTAGTTCATCATTTAAACGGAAACAAGAGTGATAATAGAATAGAAAATTTAGCGGGTATGCCACGCAAGATTCATTCCCCTAAATCAATAGTGGAACCCTACAAAAAAAGAATCCAAGAGTTAGAAGCAATTTTAAATAAAAACTTAAAAAAGAGGGTTTAACACATGACCGCCTATCGCTTCTACTATTACGAAACCAAAGAAAAGCAATGTGTAATTTATGCTCAATCCTACTGGCACGCTGTGTATGAGTTTGGGACAAGGGTTAAGGCATGGAGAGTGGAGAGGGTAGAATGAACCTAAGCAAATGCGCGCCATGTACCGGTTGTTGGGACAATAAGGGAGAAATGTATTGTCGATATGAAATGGAACCAGAAACTTGCGAGGGGCCAGGAAACGGATACCGATCTTTTTTAGAAAGCAAGGCGCAACTAACCTCATATGATGGTTTTGAACCCGTATTTATGCCTGATTATCTTTTTGACTTCCAGACCTACCTTGCAGAATGGGCGATACGAAAAGGGCGTTCTGCTATCTTTGCAGATTGTGGGCTTGGCAAAACCCCTATCTATCTTGTATGGTCTGAAAACATAGTCAGAAAGACAAACGGAAATGTCCTGATAGTAACCCCGCTTGCGGTATCCCATCAGGTAACGAGAGAGGGTGAAAAGTTCCACGTTGATTGTCACAGGTCAAACGATGGAAAACCACAAGGAAAGATAACTGTCACAAATTATGAGCGTCTACACCTTTTTGATACAAATGATTATGAGGGCGTTGTCTGTGACGAATCAAGTATATTAAAAAACTTTGATGGTACACGCCGTGGTATTGTAACAGAATTTATGAGAACAAAGAAATACCGCCTACTGTGTACTGCAACCGCCGCCCCTAACGATTATATTGAACTTGGCACGACAGCCGAGGCATTGGGTGAAATGGGATTTATGGATATGTTGACAAGGTTTTTTAAGAATGATCAAGGCACAATATCGCCTGTTCGCAAATGGGTGCGAGATGGTGGAAACTCTCCTAAATGGCGCTTTAAGAAACACGCCGAACAAGCGTTCTGGAAATGGGTTAGCTCATGGGCGCGGGCTTGCAGAAAACCATCTGATTTAGGTTTTGATGATGGAAGGTTCATATTACCACCGCTTATTGAACAAGAACACATGGTAAAGAACACAGAACCACTTCCAGGCGAATTATTCATACGTCCCGCGCTTGGTTTGTTTGAACAGCGACAGGAAATGAAACAGACCTTGACACAAAGATGCGAAAAAGCCGCCGAGCTGGTAAGCAATAACGGGATTGCGGTTGTATGGTGTCATCTAAACGATGAAGGTGACTTACTGGAAAAAATAATACCCGGCGCCGTTCAAGTCTCTGGATCCGATTCAGATGAAAAGAAAGAAGAAAAGTTAAAAGCCTTTTCCGATGGTGAAATTAAAATACTCGTTACAAAAAGTAAGATAGCTGGTTTTGGTTTGAACTGGCAACATTGCAACCATGAAACATTTTTCCCTTCCCATTCCTTTGAACAGTATTACCAGTCTGTAAGACGTTGTTGGAGATTTGGACAAATGAACCCTGTAAAAGTGGACATTATCACAACCGAGGGCGGGTTGTCTGTTTTAAAAAACTTACAACGTAAGGCAACGGCCGCAGATAAAATGTTTTCTGAATTGGTTGGCCACATGAATGATGCCTTAGGTATAAAAAACAAGATAGTATTTGAGAAAGAATTGGAGGTTCCAAAATGGCTATAGCTGAACAAGAAATAACTGATAACTACGCAATTTATCAAGGTGACTGTATCGAGGTCATGAAGGATTTAAAACCATCGAGCGTACATCTTTCTGTGTATAGTCCTCCCTTTGGGGGATTGTATCACTATTCATCATCGGAGCGCGATCTTTCAAACGCAAAAGATTATTCACAGTTCTTTGAACACTATGAATTTGTTGTGAAAGAACTTTTCAGACTTACCCATCCGGGGCGTATGACATGCGTACATTGTATGGATGTACCTTCTGGTAATTCTGGATGCGATCACCTGATAGACTTTCCCGGAGATATTATTCGACTTCATGAAAAGATAGGCTTTCGCTTTATTGCCCGTTATGCAATATGGAAAGAACCTCTCGCGGTTCGTAACCGGACAATGGCAAAGAACCTTGCCCATAAATCTATCGTCGAGGATTCGTCAAGGTGTAGTGTAGCAAGCGCTGATTATCTTTTGGTGTTCAGGCGGAAGGGGGATAACAAAATACCGATAGCTCACCCTCACGGATTAATGACATATGCGGGAGAAAGACAGATACCGGCCGATCTTCAATCATACAAAGGGTGGAGGGGCAACCAGATAGAGAATAGATATTCTCACTGGATATGGCGACAATATGCCTCTGCCTTTTGGGATGATATACGGATAGGGCGCGTCCTTCCATACAAAGAGGCGAAGGACCAGGAAGACGAAAAACACATTCACCCGTTACAGTTGGACGTTATTGAACGATGTATAACCCTTTGGTCAAATCCGATGGAGGTTGTATTAACTCCATTTATGGGAGTGGGGTCGGAAGTATATCAGGCGGTAAAAATGGGTAGGCTCGGAATAGGGGCAGAATTGAAACCAACATATTATCGACAAGCGAAAAAGAACGTGTTAGAAGCGTTGAAACCAGATGCAGAACAGGAACCCTTGTTCGCGGCAAACCCATGACCTCTTACCCCTGGATAATCTGTCTACAATGTGAAACCAACGGCAAGACTATCATCATGTCAAAGGGCCGTACCACTGGATATTACTATCATTACCATTGCCCTGAATGTAAGGGGAATCGGCTGATACCAGTGGAGGAAGTGGATACTATTTGTCCTACTTGTGGACAGAAAAAGGAGGAGGAATAATGAAAAAGAAAGATATTTATCAAGGGCCGACATACCCCATTGTATTTGAAACATTTAGAGAACTTAGTTCATATGCAATCGGCAACATAACCGAAGATAAGCCTACGTGTTTCAATGGGTTTGTTAATGTCAGAAAATATAAAGTCACTATTGAGTTAGTAGAAGAACCAGTTGAAACAATACAAAATAGAATCAAGGAATTGTGGGCCAAGTGCGATAATCATCATAACTGGCAACCCTTAAAAAATGTAGCAAGCAAGTATGGCTTGGAATTAGATTATAACAGCTTAAATAGGTGGAAGAAAAAGGAGGCTACATGAAATTAATCATTTTTAAGGAAACGGGCGAGGTAAGGAGAGTACAAAGGGATGAATGGTATGGGGTTGACGGTGGGCCTATATATCAGTGGCTTGACATAAATTCTTCATGGTCTGATGAACATCCCATCTACGAGCGCATAGAGATAGAAGTGCCGAAAGGAATGTCCATTTTTACTTATTGTTTTAGAAATGATCTTGGATTTGCAACTGATAATAAAATTATTCTTTCCCGTCCAAAAGTGAAAAAGTGGTTATGGGAAAGAGGTTTTACCCTTAATAAAGATTTTAAAGTTGTGACCAGTAAACCAATGACAGATAGTGAGTTGATTAAATCTGAAGGAACTTCTATCGTTGTTAATTGGCGCAAGGTTGAAGGGAGCGAGGTTGAAGAATATTGAACTGACTTGACATTATTACCGTTTTGTGATTTAATAAGGGTAGGCGATATTATGAAACAGGTAAATACTAATGACAATTAAATACAGGGAGCCGGGAAGCAGTCCAAACTGCCTCTTTCGTAATGTCGCCAGCATACGACCGGCTCCCTACGATTCTATGGAGGCGACACCATGAAAAAGAACAATGAATATTATGAGAAGTTGAAAGACCCACGCTGGCAAAAGGTAAGGCTACAAGTTTTTGAGAGGGATGAGTGGGCTTGTGTTGTTTGTGGAAATAAAACCAAGCCTCTCAATGTCCATCATGTAGCTTATTTTCAGGGCATGGAGCCTTGGGAAGTTCCGAGAGGATTTTTAGTAACTTTGTGCGAATCATGCCACAAAAAACCAGACAATGCTTTCAGATTACGTCGGGACATATCAAACGTATTAGACATGATGTGGAAAATACGGGGTGGTTTTGTAAGTGTCAGAACCGCACTTAAAAGGAAACTACAAGATGAGAGCAAGAAATCTTAAACCTGGATTCTTTAAAAATGATGTTTTAGCGGAGTGTGAACCTCTTGCCCGACTACTTTTTGAGGGTCTTTGGTGCATGGCAGACAGAGAAGGGAGGCTCGAATGTCACCCCAAGCGTATAAAAGCGGAAATACTGCCATATGATAATTGCGACATTGTTAAACTCATGGAGCAGTTAAGAGATAAACAATTTGTCACTGTTTATAAATATGATAACGAGATTTACCTTGAAATTCCAACATTTACACAGCACCAAAATTGTCACATAAAAGAAGCAGAAAGCACCATACCAGCACCGTGCGAGAACGAGTCTTGCACAGTTGTAGTCGGGCCTCTTATTGAATCCCTCTTATTGAATCCCTCTTACCCTTTATCGAAATCCGGTGCGAGAAGGGTTGTTCAGAAAGTTTTTAAGAAAACCCTTTTTGAACAATTCTGGACAGCATACCCGAAAAAGAAATCAAAGGGTGATGCAGAGAAGGCATGGCTAAAAATTAATCCGAGCGAGCAACTCTTAGCGACAATAATCGCCAAAATAGAGCAAGCCAAGACCTCAGAAGATTGGTTAAAGAACGACGGTCAGTACATTCCATATCCCTCAACTTGGCTTAATCGTCAAGGTTGGGAAGATGAATTTACACAAAATAAACAAATACTTCCAGATAATTACGTTGCTATCGAACTGGCAAAGATAAAGGGGGTAAAGAGTGAAACCATATAGACCATCAAATGGAACAGAGGGTGATTACTTTATGGAAGATTTTTGTTTCCAATGTGCAAAGGATAACGGGGAAGATTTACTATGTGACATTCTCGCAGATACGTTTTGTTACGACGTAGATCATCGCCTATACCCTAAACAATGGGTACAAGAAGATGATTACACAAATCCTCGATGCACAGCTTTTGAACAAAGGGTGAACAATGAGTAACGTCCACATGGTGCGCCCATCAGATGTTATCGGCAAAGCCAACATAGACAAGTTTACCGCTATCCAGAAAGGTCTTTTAATTTCAATAGCAAAGGGAATGTCAGGAACACAAGCATTAAATGGCCTTTCGCCTGATGACACGAAAATGTATAAAGAACAATTATTCAAACTTGACAGGTGCGGTTATGAATATGACGATGTTATTTTAATATTTCATGGCTGGAAATCGTTCCTGGTACACGGTGAATTGACATGGTACATGGACACTACCCATCGAAACCCGAAGCCTTATGTGGAATATATCAGCATGTCTGCTTATCTTGATTGGCTCAAAGTAGAGGACACCGGCGAACCTAAACAATACAACGTGTCATCAATGGTAAAGCACGTAGGCAGGGAAATACAGAAGCCCAAAGCAAGAGTTGATATTGATTTTCCAGAGGAAAGGGAGGGAGTATGATCTTTAGAGAATGTCCGTGGCCTGAAAGTATATGGACTATGACAGATGATGAATATGTGAAAGCAGTACCAGACCATAAGACAAGAACGGCTGTCTCTGGTTTTCTTATGCGTAAAGGGTGGGAATTGTGTAAACAGGAAATGTTAAAAACCATGATAGATGAGATTCAAGAAGCATTGGAGGAACCATGACACAAGAATTTAAGGCAGAAATGACAGAAGAACAGATATTGAGAAAATTATTATGGACACGGCACGGCTGTAATTTTAATGATCTTTACGGTGATGATGGTGAGATGCAATGTTCTAAATGTAGGATTGATTTTAAGAGACTTCCGGCAAAAACAATTGAGACAATGTTTGAGGCCCAAGCATTAAGGGCTTTCGGAGAATACATAGAACGGGGGTAGTCATGACGCAAGAATTTATATCAAAACGGTGCGGAAAGTTAATTTGTGAACATCGTGATGGTAATAATTTACAAAGCAAATGCAGTTTGTTTTCAGATAGGAGGGATTGCCCCACATCTATGAAACAGAGAAGAAAGGCTAAGAGCCATGCCAAGACAAAGGCGAAGGAGTATACAAGATGACACAAGAATTTATCGACAGATTGTTTGCGGCGGTGATAGGGAAAAAAACAGATGCTTGGGGTAGAGTGTGGCATAGCGTTGCTCATACGTGGTTGTACTATCCAGCATCTAAAGACGGTGAAGCTACAAAAGAAGTCCGCGATTGGTTCGCAAAGGAAATGCCGGAGTGGTGGGAGAAGTATCTTGACGACATGACAAGGCAATATTATTGGGAAGATGTAACTGGCATAAGTTTATTGGTAAAGTTATTAAATGCTCAGCTTTCCATCACCAATCTTGCTCAGTTCATCGTGGATAATTACAAGGAAATGTTTTATGAGGAGTGTCCTAAATGCGACGGCACAAGAAGAATGTGGATTGTTATTCATCCTCCATTGTTGCCACCGGGTTACGGATTGGCTGAAGGCGGAGTTATCAACAATAAGGTTGAATTTGATAGAAAGGAAATTGACTGTACTGTTTGTAACGGCACTGGCAAGATCGTCAAGCCCCAATTTGCTGAAGCGGTGAAGGTGATTGAGGAGGAGGAGGGAAAAGAGTGAAATTGATTTTACCCTTGTATGTTGTGTTACCGAGAAAGAAAGGCGATAAAAAGTGGATACTAAATCTGAATAACTATCGCAATACCCACTATCACACGCTGAACCAAGTAAAGATATTATATAAACAGGCAGTGAAAGAAGCACAGACACGCTTTGAAGATGGTTTAACGGATGGGTATGAGATATTAAGGGGCCCGTTAATCGCAACATTCACAGTATATCCAGATAGTAACAGAAAAATGGATGTTTCAAATGTTTGCAGTATCGTTGATAAATTCGCCTGTGATGCCCTTGTAGAACTTGCAAGATTAAAAGACGATAACCACAAAATCATACCGGCTATTAATTACAGGTTTGGAAAGGTTGATAAGGAAAACCCAAGAGTAGAACTTGAAATAGAGGAGTATCGATAATGGCCTGTCCTCATTGCGGCTCTCAATCAATCCCATTTT